CTACCAATATATGTATATCGAAACACTTCATGACTATCAAATGGTATTATTTTTTTGCATGTGTCTTTAATATTACTACGGCAAATAGGGCATAGAGCGCCAGTAATCAAATCTTCTTTACTTTTACACCATCCCAATAAACATTTTTTATGGAAATTATGTTTGCATTTTGTTTTTACATTATCAGTTATAATTCTATCTAAACATATTGCGCAGGTGTTATCTAATACACTTTCGCAATTACCTGTCTTTTTATTTTTACGAGTTCCATTCTTACAACGTGTTCTTTTTTTTGTTAATGTATTTGACATTATATATTAAGGAGCATATAATATTATGTGGTTTTATCAGGTTTTGATATTAAAATAGATAACGAACACGCCTGTTGTTTGGTAGAATCAGGTGTTAAAAAGTTAGACGGACGCATGTAACAAACTTTAGATGCATGCTTAACAATACATATCTTATGTATATTTACTAGGCGACGAGGTTCCATATTCACTAATTCTTTTGAAATACTTTTTTATGTAATGAATATTACATAAAAAAATCAATTTTATACATATTTTGTGATAAATCTACACCGATTATTGTATATAATTTACGATTTCCAATTTTTACCACAATCCAAACATGTTACAAATATGGTTGCTGGCTCATCCGCACTTCGTGTCTGTAATTCATAATATGTACAACGTTTTGATTTGCATTTTCTACATGTAAACATATCTGTTGAGGCCTGTGTGTTTGTAGTAAATTTGCTTACATCTCGTTTCATCTTTTTTTCTATTAAATCTTTCCATCTTTCTTTATTCATTTCCTGGTGTGTCATAAATGCTAATGTTTGGGGCGTAATTTCGCCTGATTGCAATTGACTAAGTAGTTCTGGATTCTTTAAATTTATATAAATACTACGTAATCTATCCAAATATAATTGAACAAAATTTTGATTATCCCATTTTTTGATAATTTTAAGACTTACGCATTCTTTTAATACATAATTAAAAATTGCTTTTTCTAAATTTATACTTTTTACATCATCTCCTATTATTGGAATTAATTTATTACATATATTTTTTCGAAAAACTGCGGGATTTCCTATTATCATATTATTACTATATTATAGATTACCTTTATGTGATTCATATAATTATTTAAAAATATCAATTTTTTAAATGTATTCTTCCTCTGATAATTCCCCTGAATATTCCATATATTTTTGATCCATATCTACATCAACAAAATTATTTACTAATTGTACTTGTTTCTTTTTCTTTAACGATGTTTTTTTTTCAAGTCGTGCGGATTTCCTTTTTTTTTTAATTGGTTTAATTATCTCATCTTCATCTTCTTCATCATCAAATTCATCTTCTTCTTCGTCATCAAATTCATCTTCTTCGTCATCAAATTCATCATCTACTATAAAATCATCTTTTACGTAACCAGATTTAGTTCGAGCCAAATTTTCATCCTCATCGTCTTCTTCATCATCCTCTTCCTCATCTACCTCATCAAATCCTCCATATAAATTATCATATGCTAATTTCCATTCTTTCTTTGTTAAATTTTCATACTCATTATTTTCATTTGTATTTATCAAAATACAGCTACCAAAATATAATACATTATCTACAGGAGGAGGAAATTCATATTTATTTTCATGATTGGCACGACCGGTTGTTTTTCCATACAACAATATATTATAAGACTTACCCTGTAAATTTACTTCCCATTCAGTCTGTTTAACAAAACCATCCGGCTTTTTTAATCCTGCCTTTTTATACAAATCTCCTTCATTTACACTTTTGAATTTTTGTTCCTTTATTTCACCAGTTTTATCAATAATTAATGCCGTTACTGTCATTATAATATGTAAGTATAACGATTTTTCTATATCACTTACTATTTGTATTATCGCAAATACGTTTATATATGCATGTTGGTATCTGTATAGATTATATACCAAATGATTCATTTTTCATTGCATATAATATTTAATATTATTGTATCTCTTATTATTATTTATTGTTTTCATACAGCATGGGAATATGCAAAAAATACTTATACAAAATCGAAAACAAAAGATTTAGTAAATTCACAAATAAATAAATACCAACAAATGATGGATGAAATGCAACAAAATATTGACAAAAATCCGCAAACTATTGGTGAAACTGAAATTCAAACTATGGATGAGGATTTAACTCATTTTATGGAAGAACAAATGCGATTATAATGAAAATTTACTACAGTAAAAAATATTGATTGTATATTATGTTACATACAATCAATACCAAAACTTTATTTTTGTTTGAAAACCATTTTAGATGGTATCTTTGATGAAACTTCCATCTATCTCATACTCCATTGTCAATTCGCGCATTTCAGGTGTGAAACCATAATAGTCAAACACATCATTATTCGACCAAATTTTATTCAATGGCGGAACTGGAATCCATGATAACACATTTTTGTTTGTAATATTATGTGTAATCTTTCGCAATGATAACATAACATGAGGTAGCTTACACTTCATATATGATTCCAAACTAGATGCTTCTTCTGCATTATTCACATTGAAACTAATGTATGACTTAGAATGAATCGTACCTGGCTTACCTATGAATAAATTAGCAAATCCACTAGTTCCACTATAGGCTGCGGCAGTAGTGACTACTTTCCATCCATCAATGGAAGGTGAATTTCCTTTCTTATCCGTATTCACTGAATTCGGTGAACAATAATTAGTAAAACCCTTTGGTTGTGAGACATAACATACAATATCATTTTCATTGCGTTTTGTTTTAGATAATACATCTTCGCTTGTAATATATCTACCCTGTGGTACATACTTAGATGACAATACATTATCATCTTGTAAATATTGCTTCATGTGTAAATATAATGGTATCAACGAGGGTGATGAAATGATGATATCATCAAAACTTGATAAGTTTATATCTACACCATTAAATGATGTAATATGTTCCTCTGTCCTCTCGATAGTATTATCAATATGAAAATAAGACACACCTCCCTTTATGCTTACACCCGGAAACTCATCGTCATTTGAATAATGTTGCAACTTAATTACTGCTTGTTTTTTCATATATTCACGTAAATTTATTAGTAATTTATCATCAGATGTAAACCATTTTGATGGTGTAATAAATACTATATGATCACAAATATTATTGAAATATTTAATCCAATTCTGGTATAATGGCTTTTTATGCGGGTCCGCACTAGCTTCTGGGTCTTCATTATAAGGAGGATTGGCTAGACATGCATTGAACCTATTACGACCAAAAACAGCCATCATATCCATTTCTAATGTATCACCTACGGCACAATTCAAATTATATTCATTGTCCGGATCTAACAACATTTTACATATGAAGATATTCATCGGGTTGATATCAGCAAAGTACAACTTTTTCTCTAGAATGTGACGTTTTCTCTCCAAAACATCAGGTATTTGTGTAGCTAGTGCGTTGAAACATATTTGATACGCATCTAGTAACAGTTGTCCTTTACCTGCACACGGCTCAATTATAGTTGCATTCAAATCACTCCATATGTGTAATGGAAAACATTCTATCAAATTTGTTCTATGTTTTGGTGGAGTTGAAATCTCTGCAAATTTTGACTTCTCTAATGCTTGAGGTTGAAAATATGCGTCTACTAATACAGACATATCATATTGATAATACTTACTATCTAAAAACATTTGCTTGATGTTAGCTATTATTTCTGTGTTAGTATTGCTCATGTTATGTGTAGTATATAATATAATTAACTCTTTAACTTGATGTGGTGTAATAGTATTTACACCTGTTTTATTCATACCCCACCATTTATTAATGATAGTGATAAATATAGTTTTGAGGGATTCGTCGCTATATATAACATCTAACATGCTGTTCATTGTATTTGCGGTCGAGCGGTTTGTCAAAATACACATAAATGGTATAATGTGTTTCATCATTGAATGTATGAATTCAAATTCGTTCATTTTTTCGACATCTGGCTCTTTTACCTCTTCGTCACAATCCGTTGTCTCGGTTGGTATTGCGGTTTTTTCTACACCTGACGATAACTCCTGTCCTGAATTTGTAATATCTGCGTGATGCTTTTCCGGTTTCTTTATACTAGTTCCATTAACATTGTTAATATTACGGATTAACGCTGCTTCCTCAGGTGACAAAATTATATCATTACAGGTCAAATTTTGTATTTTATTATCAATACTGAATCTCGAATTGTGAACATAGGCAGCATATACATGGTTTGCCATCTTACTCAATGCTTCGCTAGCATTACCAGTAGTATGCTTCCATTGATAACTATTCAACTTAATTAACTTTGCTTTTAGTAAATACTCAATTGCCTCTCTAGTTGATTTAGTTGGACTCACCAGATTTGCGGTTTGACTAATTGTGGTGGTAATTGCTCGCTGTAAATTCATATCAATAACAAACCCATTGGTTTTGTTCTTACGAGGAGTCATACACCGGAATATCATTTGAAATACCATATCAAACCCTTGGCAATTATTCATCAAAATTACAACATCGCACATGTTTATTGTGATACCTAGATGAAGTTGTACGCCGGTTAATACTAGAATACCTGCTTTATTCATATTTTTTGCTTGAATAATTGCATTATCTACTCGTACTTTGGCGGATTCACTAGATTCCTTAGTATTAGTAATCAATATATGATAATTATCTACCACATGGTTCTCTTCCAATAGGCATTTTAATGCATTTGAAATATTATTCACATTGTTTGGTGGAAGAAACATTACAACTACTGTTGGTTCATCTGTTGGTTCACCAGGAATCGGTTGATTTGTTTCTTGACATTCTTCTTTGATTCGCTGCCAAAATACTGAATCATCTGGATAAGCTGGGTCTGGCATATCATATTCATCACGTTTACCAAAAATCATATACATTTCGTGTAATACTGCAGCGCGATTATCAAATATCAGTTTGTCTCCGTCTTTCCAATTTTTCTTATTCCAATTTCCCATTAATATAGCATCTGCAGACCATCCATAGCCATTACCCTGTGTACGAACCTTTAATTGTTCATACGTATTATCATCTATTTTATGAGTTAGGTGACAAATTTCAGGATAATTGCCAATTTGTTCCTTTATCTGTTCATCTGTATAATTACCAAAATAATCATTTCCATGCTTTAATAACATTCGTTCTTTATAAATAGGATTATCAATTTGTTTACATAACATAATATCTTCGATATCAAATGTAAATACGTGTTTGCTTGGTATATTAAATCCACTCGCCGGTTTTACATAAGTTGCTGTTATAAACAATCTAAATGCATTTCCTGCATATACACTAAGAATTTTCTTTGCCAGATCGGTTGTACATCCAAAATGCGCTTCATCAATAAATACTATGCGTATTTGTGCTTCATATAACCACTTTAATATACTACCGTCATCCAATTTACCCTGCAAAAACTGCTTCGACATAATATAGATATCTCTATTTGAAGTTAAAGGGTACATGTTTTCGCCAGATACATGATGAATTTTAAAATCGCGCAATTGAGCACACCGTAAGGTCGAAAAATATTGTCGAATCGTTTCATTTGGACATGGTGATATAATTAAATATTTCGCATCTTCCTCTGGCAATCTATTTTTTATATCTTTTATGATTACATCAGCCATTACATTTGTTTTTCCAGTTCTAGGCAGAAATGCCAATAATGCCGATGTAAATGCTACACCCATAATTGCTGCTGATTGCATACAATTAATTATGTTTGTTCCTGTATTATCCTGATAAAAACGAGCAACATGTGGTTCAAGTGGAATATCATCAATCACAGATTCAAATGTTTCATTGTCATATACTTCTTTGAATAATTCAAATGCCTTTGTCAAATCTTTCCAGTCTATACAGATTGCCTCTTTTAATAGTGGTAATACATCCTTATTTCCTTTGTTAGGTTTCATTTGCGTAAACGCTGTTCTATTACGGATTACAACGCATAGTTTTAATTTTTTATTTTTGTATTGTTTTTGGTTGAATTTATTCATTATTTTGTCGATTTCTAAACTATGTACAGTTTCTGTTGTTACATTTTTGTGGGATTTACTTGTTGTTGCCAATATAGTATTTTTATCATCTCGTGCATACGCTGTATAATCTGATGCATCTCCACTATTTCCGCGAATTGTCACCGGCTTACCATCCAGTGACACAAAAAGCTCACGTATCGATTCATACGGACGAACTCCATCATTAAAATTTCCATAAGCAGGATAATAATTCAATAATTGTCCAGGAATTAATTGCAAAATTGCAAATAAACGGAACACTGCCTCCATTCGATATCCTGCTTCATTGTCCGCATCGCCTTCCTCATCTGCCTGTAAAAATTTAATAAATTTTTCAGGAGATTCCAGTGATTTTAGATAATTATGCAAATCTTCAAAGGTTGATCCTTTACCAATTCCAGCTAATTCGTGTGACATGATTATTATAGATACTTTTGTAAAGTACTTTTTTGATATGTCTAACCAAAATGCTGTATTATTATCAATTTTTTACATTTTTTTTCACGATTAAATCAAGTATGTCATATTATATTTTTATCAAAATGATATAAACCTATATTACATATTATTAATATAGACATCTGGTCCATCATAATATAACATTATTATGGAGCTAAATTCAAATCTTATGTACAATATTATTGGTAAATTTCCTAAGTTTGACCATTCATATGAAACAGTTTCTTTATCTGGATATTCTACTGACTATAATATTGCATTTGCTATTCCTTTGGGAAAGAAAAATTTCGCATGGTTCACTTTTCATAACGAATTTGATGTAGGTTATTTATTTGATTTAAATAAAGAGAAAAAAATTGTCAAAGCATCTCGCATTTTGAAAGAAGAAAACAACCCTTTGGGAAAAGGTACTATTCTATATGGAACTAATGTTGTAGATGAAAATACTTCACAAATCTTTTTCGTTATTGAAGATATTCATTTTTATATGGGTATTCCGTTAAAAAATATTAATCTATGTGATAAACTGATTTATATAAAATCTTTTTTAGAAAAAATTAAAAACAGCGAATTAGGTATCACCTTTGTATTACCTGTTATGTGGGAATCTACAGATAAGACCGGTCTATCTTCTACTATACCATTGGATATTGTTGATACTATTGGTTATCAAACACATCATATTCAATACCGTACTATGAATATTACCAAACCTCATTTAAATATTGTTTTAAATAAACAATTAAATATTAATAATAGTTCCAATTTATCTACTAGTAATATTGACCATAATATTATTTATGTGAAACATTATACTAACGACATTCATAAACCACAATATAAACAACATTGTGTTTTTCAGGTTTCTGCTGATATACAATTTGATGTATATCATTTGCATGCATTTGGAAAAAATAATTCTAAAGTTTATTATGATATTGCATATATTCCTACATATAAATCTAGCGTATTTATGAATAGCTTATTCCGTACTATTCGTGAAAATATTAATTTAGATTATATTGAAGAAAGCGATGATGAAGATGATTTTCAAAATGTTAACCCCGATAAATATGTTAATACTGATAAAACTATTAAAATGGAATGTATGTTTCATACAAAATTTAAACGGTGGATACCCATTAAATGTGCTGATAAATTTACCAAGGTTATTCATATTTCCAGATTAGTTAAAGATTATCAATAATTACAATGTCGTTATGTTTTTATTAACATATAACGTGCTCGCCATCGACTTTATTATTTTATTATCCAACCTTATTTGCTCATCTTCTACATCTCCTAATAATGCCTGCATCATTCTATAACAGAAATCATATGATCGACTTGCTAATATTTCACTTTCCGGATGGGATTCTCTCCACTTTGCTACCGAACGATAGTTATTCATTGATATGCGGCTTAATATTTTACGTAACTTAGATAATTCTTCCGTGTCTTTGCACCATACTCCATCATCTTTTATGTACATTGTTTCTCGCTTTATATCAGTGCAATGTATTGGTCTCTTTGTTACATCCATGCTTTTCAAACGATCCGTTATCATTTTCGTCATTCCGGTTACGTACCCATTATGACCT